AGGAGGTGTCTTATCAGTGGAACCTCCGCTTTGGATTTTCACTGTACAGCCAGAAGCTGCCGTGATCGCCATAGCAATCACCCTAAGCTTGGTGCTTGCTACTGCTGCCACCACGTCAGCACTGCCAGAGCCCGTGATAAAGGCACTCTTCAGCACTGAAGTGAAGGAATCGTTATGGATGATAAAAGGATCGCCTACAGCGCCAGTACCCACTGCCTTGACATAGGCAGCATTACCGGCGGCATCAAGTCCATAAAGATTGGCCATATCAAAGAATCAAGAAGAGATAGCGTTGGTTTGGCACTTCCGTGCCGTTTACCAATCTTACTGTCTGATTGGTGGTAAAGTCAAACGATAATGGGCTGGAGAATGGAACTTCGCTATATGAATAGGGAGAACGGACGCCATTCACTCCTATTGTAGCAATTCTAATTTGATAAGTGGCGCTGGCATTGTAATCATCAGACGGAAAACGAATGTAGCTTGTTGCAGTGCGTCCAAGATCAATCCAAAGATTGTTCTGAACATCCAAGTAGGCCACTTCAAACGAAGCTATAAATGGATTATTTTGCAATGGATTCCAGCATACGGCAGGATGTACTGCTGCATTAAGGATGGAATAGCCTGAGTATTGAGGGTAGGTCCAGGAAACTTCGTTTTGTGCCATTAGGAAGGGGTGCCAAGTACAATGCTACCGGCAGCAACGGATGGAGGGGTTTGGTTCTTGGCAAGAGAAATCCGAGGAGAGCTTAATTTAGTGGCATTATCAGTGGCAGTAAATTTGTCTTCATTGTACAAAGCAGCCAATACTGTCATCTTCCCTTCGTTTTCGCTAATGGAAATCACACGAAATTTTCTCACTCCATCGGCATCTTCTTGTATCACCCATGGTGCGCCAACAGTCGGTGCGTTGGAAAATGGCGGGTTGACATTTAAGATGGTAGCCATGTTAAAGAATTAAGAAGAGATAGCGTTGATTTGGTACTTCAATGCCATTTGCCAATCTTACTGTTCTATTGGCTGTAAAATCAAATGACAAGGGGCTAGCAACGACCACTTCGCTTTCGTTGGTTACTGTACGGCTCTCCAGGGAGCCGTCTGGCAGCATCACTGTAAGTGTGTACGATTTATTTGCAAGCAGCGTAAAGTCTTGATCAATGGAAACAGACGAAGTGGTGGCATCCACTACTTTTCCCCCATAGCGCTTTCCTCCTTTTGCAGGATCGGCAATACCAATAATTTCACCAGGCAGGACAAAAAATCCTTCCGTACCAGTTTGAAATGTAATAGTTTCAGTGTCTAGTTGATCAGTGAGGATGGTCCATCGTCCAATGCGTTGCGCCTGCCCTTGAGACGTGGTGCCAAATGCCCTAATCTCCACTTCGTGGTAGCCATAACGGTCAATGCCAGCACTGTCCTCCACATATTCAATTTTGCTTTTATATTTATCTTCAGGGTCACTCCAACTTATCAAGGCAACTGTTTTACGCGCTTTTCGAGCAGTGCCTTCATAGGAAAATGGTGGGCCAGTAACTGTACCACTATCGTCCACTTCTTGAATGGTATTAGCAGGAGAAAAGATCTTGGTCATTGCCTTTGGCGTGTCTTGTATCGCAACTACAGAACCTTCGCTAAAATACAACATGCCACGAAAACATGCAGCCAAACTGTTTAGTACGTCATAAGCTTCTCCTCTATCCGTGATATAAGCATTAAAAGTAAACCTTGGTTCCGTTCCTCCTTTCCCGTCGCTGACTAGTTTGTCACAATATTGAGCAATGGGATAGAGAGCATAGCGATCCACTTGACTTTCGTTAATAAATTGTCCTGCGCCATAGCGAGTGTTGGTCAATAAGTCATAGAAAATCCATGCTGGATTGTTGCTCCATTCTGTCTTAAATGTGCCATTCCAAATGCCACTATAAGAACGAGCAATGGGGTCATAATTACTAGGGATTTTTATTTTGATGCCTAGCATATCGGCAGACACTGACGGCACGGACGAAAAGTTCTCAGCGCCAATCTTAAGGCCAAATAGTGCAGTGTTTGGGTAGGAGAATGATTGATCAATAATACCAACTATGGCCTTAAAATATAAATCATCACTTACGCTTGTGCTAGTGGGATCTCCAGTGATGCGTTCAACGCTTACCACCCATGGACCATTGCCACTCAAAGTATATTCGTATTCAAAATCTACAGGACCACGAGACTTTCCTGAAATTGTTTTATTTTCATCGACAATATTAGAGCCGCCTTCCGGGCGAATCTTGATATTAAAAGTAACGCTTGATCCTTTTACGTCTCCATTTTCTTTGTTGATAAAAAACAAGGAGCCAATACCCACTCGTATGCGCAAACGGTTAAACAAACTACTAGTGGTAACCCTTGATACTGCACCAATTAATTTTGTAATCTTGATACCAACGCCTTGTTCAGCCTTGATGTCATCAAAGCCTGGCATTGGAGCTTGACTTTGAGTGCCAACGCGATAATCAACAACAATAGAGTTGACGGCTCCCGTGACATTATTGCGAATAAGCGATGGCAAAGAAGCAGAAATAGCCGGAATTAAACTTCCCTTGCCAAGGGCATTAACGGATGATCCCGTGTAGAAAGCATTAATTGTATAGTTGAAACTACCGTCTCTGTTTTTAATTGGCACTCCATCCAAGAAAATACGAGTGAGAGGGTCCACTCCAGCTTCAAAACCTTGTACTTCACCTTCTGACAAAACAGCTACAAAAATGGCTTCTGATCGACTTCTTAATGATTCAGCATCTTCTTCGGGCTTACCGCCTCCTTTTTTGCCGCCGCCTCCTTTACCGCCTCCGCCTGCACCAGCGTACACAATGTCTCCGTCTGGCATTGCCAATGGCAGCAAATCAATGGTCATCAGACGGCCACCTGTTGAGTGGTAAGAGCAGAGCTAATAATCAACGGGCTTTCGGCAAGAAATCGTCCATAAAGTAATGGTACTGGAGCACCTTGTGAAGTAAGTTCAGTGGCGCGATCAAAAAGATAAGAATCTTTTCTTTCCGTTTCTTTTGGCGTTTCGACTGGTGGCGTTAGCAAAGATGCAATGCCAGTTAAAATTAGTCCTGTACCAAGATTAAACATTATACTTCCAAGAGTTATTGTTGTTCCAGCCGTTGCTGCTGCTGTTGCTGTTGCCGCTGTCGCTCCATATGTACCTAAAACTACAGCTCCAATGCCAGTAAACGAAAGCGCCACCAAAGCTACTCCTAGAAGAATGCGGCCAATAGATCCACTTCCAGACACCACTGGAGCAATAATTAACTTCCTACACCCCATCGTAAAATTAGCATAGTCCATACCTTCTGGATCGCCATCAATCACCTTAAATCCAATGCCATGCTCATGGGCTTCCACCATGAATTGCTTGAAGCCAGTCAGTTGATTGCATAAAGCAGACATGATGTCCTTAGGGGAATTCGCCATGAATTCATAGCTGCGCCCAAAAGTGCGCCCTAGCTCTCCCAATAACTTCACTTGAATTAACTGCATAGCAACTCCCGATGCCTCAGTATTCTATTTGTTACTTTAGCCCAATACCCACCGTAAATGGTTTGTTCTGATAGTCGTCCCATCAAATGATGGTAAAAAATATTGGAAGCAGGGTTGACGATAAAACCAGTGTGGTTTGGAAAAGGAGATTGCATTTGCATGAGAAGCATGTCTCCCTTTTGTAATGGTCCATCAATGGGAACAAAGCCTTGCTTTTCTACGTTCTTCTCAAACATACGCCATTCGGGACTTTCCCATTCACCTTCTTTACCGCGATCAAAATCGTCTAACACAATGCCAAGCTCACGCCTGTAGAAATCTTTCATCAAAGCGTAGCAATCGTAAATGCCATATTGCCAAGGTCTTTCAAGGTAAGGAGCATTACCAGATGGATCAATTTCTAAATGTTCATTGGTGCCTGTACAATAAAGAATCCATGGGACATTACTAGCTTTACATGCCTCCACATCATGCGGACTGAAAGTGTTTAATTGATTTGGATGAGAATGAAAGATTGCTTGTATATCGCCTTGCTCTTCAGCCATAGCACAATCTTTGGCATCAATGGCAAAATAATTTAATGGATCAGAATGCACATTAGAGCAAGGCATGTATTGATCATTCACCACCAAACCACATGCTTCGTTAGGAAAGCATTGCATGGCATGAATTTTCATTGCTGCATAAAGAGCAAAAAATTGACTAGTCATCTTGAAAGATTGGCTCCTGGAAATGCACCAAATGGAATGGACTGCCTAGGAAATCTAGACTGACAACTTTTAATGCGCTTTCCGCATACGTCCATTGTACGGAGGGGGTCGTTAGCAGGCAATGCTGCAAGCGCATTGGTCAATGCAATGGTAGAGGCAGTGTAGTTAGCAGTGGCAGTAGCAAGTGCCGCGTCTGCTGCTGCTAGTGCAGTAGTAGCAGCAGAACAGCCCGCAGCATTGTATCCCCATCGTTCAATTTCATAGCTAGTAGCATCAAGAGAAGGAAAGATAACGGACTTGCGTTGCTTGCCTTGTCTATAAGTTAAGCCTAATACAACAAAACTTCCATCCCATAATGCTGTTGTCTCATTATCATTTGCAACGGACACACGATTATTGCTGTCATACCTTGCTTCAAGCAAGTTATACAAAGCGCAGCTAGCAGATTGAGTGGCAAGCGCTGCATTTCTTACGTTAGATGCGCTGGTTTTTTCATTATACCTTTGTTCATTTAATGCATAGCCATTAATAACGGCAATAGCCTGTGCGCTTTGCCCAGTAGTGGTAATCAATTGATCATTTACATTGAATACTGGAGCGCCCACATATCCACATTCACTACTTCGGTAGCGCCATAGGCAATGATTTTGCGTGATAACTCGCCTTGGTAATTGCAAGCCTTCCAAGTCCATTACGCTGCCAAGTTGCCATGTGATAGTCAGCGCAGTTTCTTGCGTCTTGCGTTCAATGTAAAAAACATCAACAGGGAATTCTTGCAGGGTGTCTGCTAATGGTTCACCATCAAGATATTTCGCAAATGTACGTCGCCTTGTAATCTTGGCTCCTACTAAATCATCGTAGCTGTCAATGATTTCCGTAAAAGTACCAAATATGTTGGCAACAGTTAATGTGGGCTGGGCAATCTGACCAGTGGTATTAAGTTCGTAACCTGCAGAAATGATTGGTAACGCATCGTAAATATTTCCCTTCCATTGAATGCGAGTATCATCCTCCTTGAGTTGATTTGTAAAGTAAAATACATCTCCCGCATCTCCCGTGATAGGCGACAGGTCAATATCATACATTTCAACAATGGCATCATGCCATCCCTTTTGGATGTCAGTTTCTAACATCGTAAATACGCTCCACTGCAAAAGAGAATTTATTGGAGTCTGGACCCATGACTGCCCATTGCCATTGATTAGGAGAAAGCTTGTATTTATACATGCGATCATCCATAAAGAATTGCGAATAGAAAAAATCTCCCTGCAATGCAGCAAGTTGTTTATCTAAGGCAATGGCAGTTAGGTCAGCAATGGGAGCAGTGTCAATTTGATACTTCCTAATTTCATTGTTGATACTATCTGGCATTGTTTGCGAATAACCATCGCCAAATTTTACTTCTTTGGTGCGTGTGCCTCGTATTACTGTTAGCCCATATTCACAAGCCAAGGCAATAATTGGTTGTGCCATGATCAGCGCCTCCCTGCAAGAATGCCACCAGGGCGAAGTTCAGCTACCATCACTTGTTTCACTGCTCCTTCAATCTTACGCCCTAATTCAGCCGAATTAGCTCCATTAACATTACTGGAAGACTGCCCGTCAGAGCTGATGTTGATGACGATATTACTTGTGAAGGCATTACCGCCAGGTGCACCGCTGAGGTCCACTGGAACGCTCTTGCCGTCAGGAAGGGGAATCACTGCCTCGTTGTAACGCCCCTCGCCTACGAGGCCTAGTGTGGGGCCTGTGACGATGCCTCCAGTGGCGAAGGCGCGGAAGCCGCCAGCAGCAATGCCGCCATTGGCAAACTGGTATGGACCGGGTCCAGAGAATATGCCACCACCAGCAACAGCATCAGGCGCCCCGGCACCAAAGAATCTAGAGGAACCTCCTCCGCCGCCAAAACTACCACTAAAGGCAGACAAAATGGATTTAATGCCTTCCAGTGCCTGCAATTTTATCCACTCGGCAATCATCCTTACTACCATGTCAACAAAGTAGTTGCCAATATTCTGGAAGAAAGAAGCCAATGCTTGTTGCGCCGTCATCGAACCATCAATGATTCCCTTGAAAGCGGAGCTAAAGGCATCGCCAATACTGTTAGCAGCCCCAATCAAGATATCCTCTTTATCTATCAACTTAGCAAGTTCTTTTTTTGCTGCCTCTATTTCAGCTTTAATCTTATCCCCAAAGATAGGAGTGGAGACTTCCCGAGCAGCCGTTTCCCCTTCGGCTTTTTTGCCCGCCAATCCTTTTCGAATAGCTTCAATTCTTTCAAGCTCTTCTCTGTACTTTTTAATTTCAGTGGCGGATGCGCCTTCGGCTTCAGCTTTTGTTACGGCTGCTTGCGCTGCTGCTAGTGCAGGTTCTAGTAGTTTGACGCTTTCGTTGTATGCATTGCGAATTGCAATGACTTGTTTTGCCACTTCAGGGTTAGTACCGTTCTTGATAAGTTCGCCGTATTCACGTTCAAAGGCCGCTTGATTTTTGATTGATTCAACGGCATCATTAAGAGGTGCTTGAGCTTGCTTCAACAGGTCATTTATTTGCTGCTGTAACGTAAGGCTTGATTGCTTATACTCCGCAGAACGCGCTTGCTGTAATGTTGCAGTCTCTTCGGGACTTTTG